CATTGCCAACACCCACGCCTTTATGGTCAACCGTGATGAAATTGACGTTCTTATCCCCCGCCGTGTTGAGCGCAGAGACGCTATTGAGAAGTCTCTGATTATGACGATTGATGAAAAACGTAAGATTTTCAAACACCCGCCAATCAAATACGGCAATAAAATCGTTGACCCCAACGGGCGGCCAATCGCGGGTGAAGACGTTGACATCAACGATATGCCTGTCATTGGTAGCCCTAATCCTGCGCCAGCGAAAGACACGCCTGCAGAGACCGTAGCCAACCCTGAAGGCAAAGACTGACCCCCTCACTTGCGTAACACCCCCTTTCCATGGTAGTTTCACCATTGAAACTACAAAATTTGTCCGTAAAGGGTGCATTAAATGGTGAAATACCGTGGCAAAGACGTTGATTTATCAATACCAGATGGTGTTAAGAAGAACGCTCGCCGTGGCCTTGACCTCGAAAAAGAGTACCCCAACCCCAACAATCAGACTGGTGAAGCCACAGCGCGGTATCTTCTGTCAAACGAAGAAGCCAGCCCAGAGAAAATTCGCCACATTGCGAAATACTGGCCTCGCCATGAAGGCGACAACCTTGACGAAACCGGCAGCGACGGCAAGCGACCATCTGCGGGATACATTGCGTGGTTATTGTGGGGTGGGGACTCCGGTCGTACATGGTCTGAGTCCAAGCGCGACCAACTAGACAGGATTGATGAATCTATGAAAAGTTCTGACCCCGTAAAACTCAACCCTTTCAAGGGCAAACAGACCATTTCTGCCCATCTCGAAGTTAAATCCTTCGATGAATATGAAGAAAATGGCCAGTCTTTTGGCTATTTCAAAGGGTATGCGTCAACATTTGGTAACATTGACCGCACAAAAGACATTATTGCGCCAAATGCGTTCAAACGCTGCCTTGACGGTGGTCGTAAGGTAAAAATGTGTTGGCAACATGACATGGCTACGCCGATTGGCTCATTCCCCGTGATGAAAGAAGATGATTATGGCCTGTATGTAGAAGGTCGCATCAATCTTGGCACAATGATGGGGCGTGAAGCCTACGCACTACTGAAAGCCGGTGACTTAGACAGTATGAGCATTGGATTCATGGTCAAAGAATATGACATCGACAAAAATAGCGGTGTTCGCACGATTAAAGAGATTGATTTATGGGAGATTTCTGTTGTCACAGAACCAGCCAACACAATGGCACAAGTGACAGCCGTGAAATCACTCGAAGACGCAGAGACATACGCTGATATTGAGCGAATCCTGCGTTCCAAAGGATTTTCCAGAAAAGAAGCTACGGCGACTGTCTGGAAAATGAAGTCAATGGTTAAGGATGAACTTAACATTATTGACGATAGTGAAACGGAATCTGAAGGGCGTGATGCCGTGACGGAGGAAGTTTCGTCTGAATCCATTTCAACACTGAAATCCATCAGGGAAGAAATGGAGAAACTGACAAAACTTTTAACCACAACTAACTAATCAGGAGAGTGTCATGTCCGACATCCAAAAAGAACTCCATGAAGTTCAGGCGTCTCTGAAAGAGTCCCGTGAACTGATTGAAAAGAGTGTAAAGAACGCACTTACTGCCGACGAAAAGGCAAAAGTGGCAAAAATTGACGAAATCCAGGCCAACTGGCAGGAAAAGTCAGACGCAATCGTGCGCGAACAGGCTGAGAAGCAAAAACGTATCGACGAACTTGAGAGCAAAATGGCTGACCTTGAAACTCAGCTTTCCCGCCCTCAACTGAACGGCGACGATGCTAAAGAAGCAAACATCCGTAAGGAAATCGACCTTATCGGACGCGCCCTGAAGCAACGCCTGACGAATGTTCACCCATCCGAAGCCTTGTCCCCTGAAGAAGTAAAAACTCTTCGTACTGACAATCTAACCGATGGTGGATACCTCGTTCCAGAAGCCTACGACCGCGAATTGGTGAAGAAAATTACGGAGATTTCCAATGTTCGTGCATTGGCTCGTGTTCGTACTATTGACACCAAGCGTATCAACATCCCTAAGCGTTCTACCCTTGTGACCGCATATTGGGTTGGTGAAGGCGACGCTTCAACTGCAAGCAACAGCACCTACGCTCGTGGCACAATCACTGCTCATAAGCAAATCGCAAAAACCATCATCACCAACGAAGATTTGGAAGATGCGTTTGTGAATATGCGTCAGTTGATTGTTGACGACGCGGGTGAAGAACTGGCTCGTCAGGAAGGCGCAGGTTTTGTGAGTGGTAATGGTATTGAGAAGCCTTTTGGTTTCATGCAATCCAGCCAGATTCTCGAAACGGTGTCCGGTTTTGCGGCTACGTTCAACGCTGACAACCTGATTGACCTCGCTTCTGACATCAAAACAGGTTACACGGCTCGCGCTGTTTACGGCATGAACCGTTCCACTATCGCTTTCGTGCGTAAGCTGAAAGACGGTAATGGTAACTACCTGTGGCAGAATGGCAGTCTTTCCGGTGGTACGCCAAATACGTTCATGGGTTATCCTGTTGTGGAAATGCCAGACCTCGACGATATTGGCGCTGGCCTGTATCCTGTTGTGTTTGGTGACTTCACCGCCGGATACACCATCGTTGACCGTATTGGTACTTCTGTACTGGTTGACCCATACAGCAATGCTGGTACGGATGAGCAAGTCATGTATGTACGTCGTCGCGTAGGCGGTGATGTTGTACTGGGCGAAGCTCTGGTCAAACTGAAATGTGCTGCTTCCTAAGAAGCAGTTGAAGCTAACCATTAAGCCAAATAGGAGATTTTATCATGGCTAATATGGACCTCTACAATGACATTGGGATTGTTCGCGGCATTTCCCCTGTTGTTGCGACTGACAATACCGCGCTGGTGAGTGAAATCATCGACACACAGGGCTACGGCTCTGTGACTTTCGGCATCCTGACAGGTACGCTGGCTGACGCTGACGCTACCTTCACTGTGCTGCTGGAAGAAGGTGATAACAGCGCCCTTTCTGACGCTGCTGCGGTTGCTGATAGCGACCTTATCGGCACAGAAGCAGGTGCGAGCTTCACATTCGCTGCTGACAACACAACCCGTAAACTGGGTTACACTGGCAGCAAGCGTTATGTGCGCCTGACCATCACCCCTGCGGGTAACTCAGGGGACGCGCCTCTGGCTGCGTTTGCTGTACTCGGACACCCATCCGAGTCACCTGTTGCCTAACGGTGACAAATGATGTGCGGGGGGTATGTTACTCCCCGCGCACACTTACAAAATTCAGGAGACTCTCATGCTTGTAAAAATTCTCACCACTTTCAAAGCGCGTATCGAACCCGATGCGAAACCCGCCCTTTTCAAGCGCGGTGAAGTCACAGAAGTACCTGACCAGTATGTAGATTCTCTGTTTGATGAAGGTTATATCTGCCTCCCGGAAACAACTGAGCCAAAAAAGTCAGCTTTTGAAGTCGCTTTTGAGCGCGAAATGGAATCCGCACAGATTGATTTTCAGGCAATGACAGTTGCAGAGCTGAAAGTGTACGCTGACGATGAAGGCATTGACCTTTCCGGCGCGTCAAAGAAAGCCGACATCATCGAAGCCATTGAGGCATCCTTGGCAGCGGATGAATAATCTGGTACAACATTAACAGAAACTCACCACGGAGACTCTCATCATGGCATACTCAACTTACAACACAAACAACGGATTTGCCCAGGCAGGGGGTGGCACAGCCAACGCTCTGTTCCTCAACAGCAAACTGACCCCCAACTCCATCAGCTTCGCGCAAGCTGCTGGCGGGGCAAACGTAGCCGAAGTCACACTGCAACTTTTGGACGGCGCAGGTAATGCTCTTGAGCGTGCTATGAATGTTGAAATCTGGCTATCTGACGCAGCTACGGGTCTTGGTATTACGGGAACAACGGCTTCTGGTACGGTTACGGCTAAAACTGCTTCTGGCACAGTTCTGACAGCTCTGACAGCGAAGAAGCACATCATCGCTCAGACCAAAACTGATGGTACGTTCATTCTGGAAATCACAGATACCGGAAACA